CTAATGTTGGAGCGTCAAACGGAAATGCCTTTCCTCTAACGCCAATGGATTGTTGGGATTTAAAATCTTCAGGGTTTGTACAAAACTCTACGAGCACAGGCGAAGTTCATATTTGGATGGGTTACGCTGATCCTGATGACGCAACAAACACTAATATGCAAAACCTTGTTTTCATAGGTGAGACTACAGTTGATTGCGCTATAACAGATACAGATTACCCTTACGCTATACAACACACAGGTAAAATACCCGTAGGTAAAAAGATAATAATGTTTGTTAGGAACGCAGGTTGGACTAGTGGGACAGAAACATTGTACGTTAGTAATACTTTAATGTTCTCAAGTCATAACTCGAACTACTCTCAATCATAATGAAAGGGTTGTTGGTTAGATTAAAGGATGATGGAAGTCAAACTATAGGTAAGCTGTTAATGTTTGATGGAAATGACTTAGTCTTAGAGTGTAATACTTTAGAGCTACCTTTTAAAGCTAACATGAGGAATGTAAGCTCAATACCCATAGGTAATTATGTTGTTGGTCGCAGGTTTTCTGAGAAACACTCACAGCATTTAAAAATA